TGCTCGGTTATAATCCACGCAGGAAGAACGAGAAGCAGATTGTCGGATTAACCGCTCACACGTTCCGACATAACTACTGCACTGAACTTTGCTATCAGATACCGCTTATCTCGACCAAAGAGATCGCCCGGATACTTGGTGATAATGAGAAGATGGTTATTGAAGTTTATTCGCATCTTGTCGAAGGTAAGGAAAACACTTATACCGCTATCAACAATGTGTTCAATTTTTGATTACAAAATGATTACATTATGGTCAAAATGGAGCTTGGTTACACGCTGATTACATCTATTTTAACAATATTCGGCAATACTCAACAATACTAAAAGGGCATTGAAAAAGCCTTGAAACCTACGTTTTAACGTCATTTCAAGGCTTTTTGCGCTTAAGCTTCTGATGGGGCTCGAACCCACGACCTATTGATTACGAATCAATGATATATAACGCATTTGCGTTGTTTGTAAGGGTTTTTGATTACATTTTGATTACATCTTAAAAACAAAAAGAGCGATCTGCCGAAACAGACCGCCCTCGCATGGAAGATATATGAGTTATGGAACTCGCTATTTTGTAAAGGTTCGAGAAGCTGAAAGCGTGTTCTTACCCCACGAACCATCAACCGCTATCCCTGCGGCTTTCTGGAAGTTACGGACAGCCTCTTCTGTTGCGTCTCCGTACTTTCCGCTAACTGATATGTTTAATCCTAAAGCCCAGTTTAAAAAGCGCTGAATGTGCTTGATCTGATCTTTCATCTTGATGTTTTCCTTGTAGCCATCGCCCTTTAAAAAGTAGCCTCTGTTGGGTAATGTCTCAATGTAATCCTGATATGTCAATTCGTCTAACCTCCTGTTAACTGCTGCGGCTATGTATGGGAACTTGCTCTTGAGGTAAGGACCCGGACAAGCCGTTGCGTAAAAGTAGCAATGCATCGTAAGATTGCCCGAAGCGTCTCCTGTGTAGTTAAGCCGCTTTATTCCGTTGCGGCGGCAAATGTCAACTACAAGCTCTATGCATCTTGAAAGCACAAGATCGCTGACGTGCCATTCTCCCTCGATCTGATCGTTAGCAAGTTCGATATTTACCGCCTGCTGATCATTTGATTTACTGCATGATGCCCACGCCATATCTTTTTCCTCAACGTACATTCCAATTCTGCCATCTGTGCCGATTCCGTAATTAGCGCTTGCTTCTCTAGTCTGAAAAATCGCACCGCAGTCTTCCACAGATAGCTTGCCTGCCATGTGATGAATTGTGATCTTCTTGATTGTCTCGTAGCGCTCCGACCTGTGAGGGCTTATCTTGACGTACTGAACAAGCGGACTATTGCTCATTGACCGTCACCTCCTGTCTCTTATTATACTGCGCCGTGCTGATTCCAAGGATTGCTCCGAGAAATGCGTCAATAGCTGTGATAGTGCCGACAATCTGCTCTCCGTAAGGCAACCCCCATATGGATGCAAGCGCAAAATATAACGTTGCGATAGCAGGTAAGACTATCTGTGCAATCCACTTTAAAGCATCATAGATTTGATTACTCATTGCATTATCCTCCGTTCTTTGCTATATTTATCTCGAACCACTAAACGCACGAATGTGTATAGGTGGTGAAAACCTCGCAGAGCCGCACCCCTTGTGGCTCTGCTTTTTTTGTTTCCAAAATCGTCATATTTGGTTCTTAATTAACTTGCCTGTAACTTGCCTATAATGTCACGAAATACTCACCTTCTAATATCTGCCCGCAATCGGCAAAGATGTTATTCTGACCGAGTAGAGTAGATACTTGCGTTGGAGTGAGTTGATAGGTCTGAGGGGTGGCGAGTGGATATACTACCTGCGCTCCTGTAGTTGGAGTCGCTCCTGCTGAGTAAGCGTCCATTGAGCTTATCCACGGCTCATTGATTGTCTCGCCGTTATAGCTTGCGATATTCGCATGAGTTGGCGTCAACTCCCCACTCGTCACATTTAATGTGCCTCCGTAGACTGTGATAGGATTGTCGCTAGAATCGTGGAAGGGGATGGAAGTAATGCTGTATTTATCCACATCTCCGTTAACCGCTGATACAGTTGTGATTTCTCCTGCGTTGTATGGATAGTAATCATGCGGAAACAGATTGCGGAAATACGCAACGCCTGCGCCTGCGGTTGCCTGCTCAAGTGAGTAGATGTAGTCGGCTATGGTTGAGCCGAAGAGCTGAGTTAGGTCAAAAAGTTGTCCTTCATATATGTAATTGTTTAATGTTGTCCCACTTAGAACCGATATGCTTATATACGGATTATCCGAAACTGCAGATACAACAGAAACATCATCAAGCGGATAAGTTCCCCACAAACCAAGGCCATTACTTTTTATGTTTTTCCTAAAATACTTATGCCCAGATATAATACTAGCATAAAAAACACACACGCTATCCGCTGTCGCTGTACCATTCAATACGATGTCGCCATCTACAAGGCTATAAGTAATTCCGTTATACGTATAAGGAAGTTCCGATTGACACCTTGTCGGACCAAAAAGCTGATTCCAGTTTATAAACCCGCCATATTCGGCATCATCCGCTATTTTTGCCCCACTCCATCCGCTGATTGGTCTCACGTTGCTTGGAGATGGGTCTCCGCTACCGCTCTGAACAGGCTCAATGCTGATTTCAAGCGACGGCATCGGGTTCGCTGTGCCATCGTTAAATGAGGCGATATCCGTTGGCGTGTTGGCTATGGATTTCTTTTTGAAACCTTCAACCGCAACTGTCACGCTAGAATATCCGTCTGCATTGTCAGCGCTTGCGGAATATATGCCGTTTGCGGTGATTGACTTGGAGATAAGTGTCGGCTCGGGAACTTCAACAATTACAGGTGAGTAGGCTTTGCCCTGCTCACTATATGTGCCGTTTTCAGTTGCGTTGAGCTGTTCGATAGTGACCGGACTTGTACCTTCTCCGGCTTTTTTCAAAAACCATTCCTCACGGGTTATTGGTTCAGGCACTTCCTGTGTCTTGTCGTAAATCCTCTTAATAAACTGCTCCTTACGTGTGATTGGTTCTAAATCCTGCCCATCAAGTAGAGCTTCTTCTCTTGTTATCGGTGTCAGGTCGCTCATTTTCAGCCTCCTTGTTTGTTAATTTCGTCTCTGAGTTCATCTATGCGCATAAATGCGGTTTTGACATCCCTCTCAATTACGGACATTCTCTTGTCAAGCTCTACGATATCCTTATTGAGAGACTTTATATCCGTGCGTGTCTCGTTTGTTGTCGCACACACTTGGTCAAGCTTGATGTTCGCTTTGATTAACCCCTCTCGGATACCTTCGAACTGTGAGGACTCGTTCTTTGCGTCATTTCGGATATCCTTCCTGCCATTTCGGATAAACGTGACAGCGGTAAACACTAGTGCGATGATTGAAATTGACCAAGGGATTAAGTTCCATCCGTTCATTACTCATTCTCCTCTTCAAATGTCAGCACATAAGTTATCTTCATAGTTTTTTCGGCGGTTTTTACAACCTGTTCCTGCAGGTTGTTAATGGTTGCAAGATAGTTGGTTGTCTTAATCATTTCATACCACTCTGCTCCGTATGATGCTTCATAGTGGACACTTACAAGCTTGTTATCATCAAGTGGCTGAATTATCATGTTGTAGCCCGGCTTGTTGGAGTTAATTAGATACACCGCTCTAGCGCCCATATCAGCTTTCATTCCGGCAAAGTATGCCACCTCTTCAGCCGGATAGCTAAAGCCTAGAATTTTGCATCCAAATGTTGCTGTTACCGCTGTGATGTCGGCATTTGTACTGATATCCTCGAAGTAATGAATGCTATTGCTTGGATCTTGCGCATTGTATCGCTGAATAAGGATTGTATCTTCAGAGAATGCCAAGCCTTGCACGAGGAAATCAAACTGTTCGCCCGCTGGATTTGTTACTGTAAATTCGGATATTGTATTATCCGGATTGATTCGAACAACCTGCCATGTCGCTCCGTTTATGAATCTGCCCCATGCTCCTCCTCCGTAGTCGGTTAACCCAAAGCCTGCAATCATGTAATAGTATTCGCCCTGTTTCAAGTACCACGATGGCGCTCCGCCGTTTAATGCGTTCTTGAACGCCACCGGGAGAGTGATTTCTGTTTCCGTTACCGGAATAAACTCCGAACCGCCACCACTTGCGTATGCCGGATAGCTATTGCGAAGATCCAACTTGCTAAGTGGCACTTTGTAAGTCTTTAACTTTACCTTGCCGGTGGCGCTCATATGCTCGTCTGTATGTCCTGCGGTCGGGAACATGTTATAATAATCAACAAGGGTAATTGTTGAATCTGCCCACGAACCACGAACAGTTCTACGTCTTATATATGCCTGTCCATCAACCCCAACCCCCTGCGGTGTTCCGCATAGTGCGTAATCGTCTCGGCTTGTTTCTTTAGCCGTCATGCTGGTGGCGTTTCCCTCTCCGATGTAGCCGTGATTTGCTGATGTAAGGCAAAGACAATTGATGATGCCGTTACCCTGTGTGGTGGTATAGTCCCATACAAGCTTATACTTGCCGTCTGATGTCCATCCGCTTTCGGCTGAGTTATAAGATCCCATTTCTGTGACCGAATCGTTGGAGACTACTCCATACGCTCCGTTAGCCGTCATGCCTACTCCTGTCGGGCATATGATGTTATTTGCATTTTCAGTAATGTGTGAATCAAATGCAAGCACGCCACCCAACAGCGAGCCGATCAGATTCTCCCTGACCTCTGTCATGTATATTGGCGATATGTTGTACTCGCCCAAATCGTTAAGGTAAAGCTGCAGAGCATTAGTGACCATGTTGTCATCTTCATAACGTTCGACCTTGCCACTCTTGTCCCTTAATTCTATCGTTGAATGTCCTTTTATTCTCATTATGCCCTCCTAACTAAGCCCTAAAGCTGTCTTAAGGTCTGCGATCTGCTGAGCCGTGAGCTGTGCGAAGTCAATCACGCTGAGAGCGTCAACCCACGTTCCTGCTCCGGTTAAGACTCTCTCTTCGTCTCCTGCATCCGGAGTTGGAACTCTTCCACTTTCGCCGTCTGCAAGGGGTGTTGCTCCGACCATTTCCTTTTTGGCGTTTTGCTGATTCGAATACATCTGCGCATCAATGATGTCTGTGTTTCCGTTGAATACTGAAATGTCATAAAAGTCTGTGGTAGCAGGCTTGGTT